TAAAATGAAAACCTTCAATACTCTCTGGAGTATTAATTCTTTCGTCAAGAGTAATATTTGTTTCTAATACCTCGTGATTAGGCAACTTATCTTTTAACTTAAAGCAGATGGATTGAAGTGCCTTTGAATATCCTATCTTAGATACAAAAAATGATGCACCCATTTGATTGGCTAACCTCATATTTTTATGTTCTAAATAATTCTTCGATCCAGTTACAATTAAGCATCCTAATCCGTAATGCTTGCAGATAGAACTAATAAACGGGTGCTGAGGGCTACCGACTACTGACCCTGATATAATTCCTTTAACACCTCTCTTCGCCCACCGGTCAACTAACCACAGGCATTGCCGCAATTTGGAACCATTGATTGAATTATAACCAAGCGGTGCAAATTTATCTTCCCTCTTAAAATACATATCTCCTATTTGTTCAACAGGAGTTAGATCAAAAATGTGTTGTTCCCATTTGGATACATTTCTATCGATTGATAACGTATTAAAGATTGTCATTTAAAAAAGCTTTGAGTGGATAGAATACTAATGAATTACGATAACCACCTTCCGCTAAAGGTATTATTGGAGTAACTCCGTGAACATTCCTCCATGCAGGATAAACCAGCATAGAATTATCACAACTATCCATTGTGACTCCATAGTCAGGGACTGTGGTGGAACCTCCTTTGCTATTCTGTCTTTTGCAGATAATGACATTGACACAATCTTTTATATTAGCATTGTCAATATGAAAAGATGCAGCTATGTTGTAATTTGAAATAGATGAAGTAAACAATCTTCCAAATTTCCACTCATCATGAACAGGCTTAATTGCTTCTAACTGCTTCTCATAAATTGTAGGTGCTATTTCTTTTATTAATTCTTCAGATAAATTACAAGCCATTATCATTGCTTTAACAAATACTTCTGCGGATTTAACTTGATGAACGGAACTCCTTGTTGGATAGGCTCTTCTCATGTGAGGCTTTGGAGGTACTGAACCCAGTATTGTTGAATATTGCAATACTTCAGCTGATTTATCTAATAAACCGCTACTACGTTTCATTGTGCTTTTAGGGACTCGCTTACTTAATAATTCCATATTAGCAATGGCAATTACTGAAGACAGTCTTGGATTATAATTAGCAATATCACGAATAAAAAAACCAATTACCTCCCCATTCTCAACAAAAATACTATCCTCTGTTACGTTTGGCTCAATATATTCGCATACATCTCCAACTTTGACATTATGATCTCTTTTTATCAATTCAATTATTTTCATAATTTTAAATTTTTAAAGGTATCAATAAATACTCCGCCAATATAAATGTGATTTGCTCTACATTGCCTCTCTAGTTCTTTGGCCTCTTCATAGTTATTGCCAAAATCAATTTGTATTGCCTTTTTTACACCAGATGACATATCATCTAAAAGTGAACTTAAATCTTCATAATTTAAATTGGAATAGTCTACTTGTTCGAATCCCATCCATTTATCAAATAAGTTCCTATCCCAATCAGCATCTATTATCTCATCGTCCCATTCTCCGTAAAGTAAGTTGTCTTTAATTATTAACTCTTGCTTTTTTTCTTCTGATAAGGTAACCATTTTAGCAGGCACTTCTTTATACCCTAATTCAAGACAGGCCCTATAACGCATGTTGCCGCAAAGAATCTTAAAGTCTTCATCAATGATTAAAGGCCGGGCCTGTAACATTTCAGGAAACTCCCTCAAAGATGTAATTAGAGTTTGATACTTATACGTATCAATTATCCTTGGATTCAGTTCGTAGTTAGATAATTGCGAGACCAGATAATTCTTTACTTGCATAATTCTTCTTTTAATTTATTAATTAATATTAGTCCTATATCAATCTTCTTTGCTTTCATGTCTTGATAAATTTCAAATGCTTCAGGATAATCGTCTATTTTAAATTCAATTTGAATAATTTTCCTTCCTCTCGTGCCTTCCTCTGCATCTTCATCATCATTGCTAGCACTTACATCATCTTCTTCATCGGACTCCTCTATCGGCCTATCAGGTACCAAAGCTGACAAATTAGGTTGCCACACGTTAAGTCCCCATTCATTTAAATCTGAAGACTCAAAATTATTGGCTAAAATCTCCCAATCCCATATGCCGTAATTCGCATTATCTTTAATGATAAACTCTTGTTTCTGCTTAGGAGTAAGGCCCTCCATAATTATAACATCAACTTCTTTTATTTTGGCTTCTACGCAAGCCCTATACCTCATATTGCCTCCTAATATTATCATATCCTCATCTACTACAATCTCTCTAATTTCAAGCATCTCTGGAAATTCTTTTATCGACTTTACAAGTTGTTTGAATTTATGATCTTTAATAAATCTTGGATTATTAGGATTCAATTTTACCGCAGATATTTTTACCTTTTCAGTTTTCATTTTGTGAATCGGTATAAGTTATGATAGGCTCTTCAATCAAGGTCTCATTTATTGTGTTTTCAATCCCAGCATCGTCAAGGATCTTCTTGAATAAGTAGGCTAGATCTAGTACCCCATCTTCATTATCAAGGGTAATGCTTACTACCTTTTTTGCAGTGTTAAAATTTAGTTGAAAGTTTGACATGATTTTTTATTTAGTTTGATTCATTTTTTGTTGATGCTTTTCCTCTAGGTATTCCCTGAAGCTTTTAATATCCCCCATAGTATCGTGACATCTCCTGCACAAAGCCATCAGGTTTTCTATCCGATCTGCTGATTTGCTACCTCCCATCCCTCGAGCTTTAATGTGGTGAATGTCTACCGCCTGAGATCCGCAGGATTCACACGGAATAAAATCAGCTATTGTGTAGCCAAAATATTCCATGTAAATCTTGGTATGCTTCTTCACTAGAAAGGAAGGTCATAAGTCTCCTCCTGAAGGGAAGAAGGCTGCATAGCGTTTGCCTTTGGTACCGCTGCATCCTTTTCATATTCGTTTAACGTAATTGAAAGGTCCTTCCCGTACTGGTTTGGCTCATCGTAAATATTAATATTAAGGTTTACATACTTCTTTCCGTTGTAGGTGTAAGCGTGCGCCTCAGCATCCGTAATACAAAAAGAAGATGTCATCCAAGAAGCATTTCTTTTCTTTCCGCTTCCTAATTTTACTTTCGGTTTTTGTTCCATATTTTATTCTGTTATTGGTGTTGATGTTTTTCTAGTTCTCTTGGTTGGTGCCGCCTGTGGTGCTAATAGGGCTGCAGCTTCCTCTTCCTGCTGGCGATACCAAGTGGTATGCTCTTCGTTAGTATACCAGCCGTATAGATAGTTAACCAACTCCATACGGCAGGAGCTACACCAATGCGAGAAATTGTGCTTAGCATTTACGTAGGTAGTATACAAGTGAATTAAATCGTTGTAAACCTCCTTTGAATAGTTACGGATAAAAGCGTGCTTTTTGTAGCACTCATAAAGCTCCATGTGCTTCTTGAATAATTCTAAATCTTCAGGTGTCATAATTCAAATTTGTTAGTGAAATAATCTTCAATTAAAAGGTAAATAAATGGTGTTGTACTTCCTATAAATATTGCCTCCACAAAATTTGTATTCCAAAGCAGGTAACTCAGGCAAATCCAAAAGGACATACAAAAAGAGCAAGAGAAAGGCTTGACTAATTTTCGCCCTGTGACTTCTTTAAATTTTTTAGGTAAGTTTAAAATATAGAAATAGATCAGGGTTATCCCGATCGACCCTAGTACACCAACTGCTGCTTGATACATTTGCGAATGTTTTTTATGGTTATAAATATTGAGGTGTGCGGTATTCCTGTTTCCTTGCTAACCTTTCGAACGCTTCCCAGCTCGACATACATCTTGAGAATCTCCTGATCGTACCAGTAAAGTCCCTCCACTATCTTTGTAATTCCATCCGCTACCGCTTGACTGTTATCAATCTGCTCCTCCTCTTTTACAAACTTCATGATGTCTTCCACGGGAATAAGGCTGGCATACATCCGCCCAAACTTTCCGTACTTTGAGTTGGTTTGATTGCAGCAGATTCGCACGATCCAAAACTTAAATACCTGCTTGCCCTTATCTTCTAACTCACCAATTTTTTTACTATCGTATTGCAGGACTATGTATGCTACCTCTTGCCGTAGATCTTCCCAAAGGTCCTTACCTATATTCTTGAATACATACTCAAACTCGGTGTCATATAGCCAGCCGATCGATTTCATTTTAGGGTTATTACCTTACCAGTTGGGTTGCCTTGAAAATCACAAAACGATCCAAACAAAATAAACCGGACTTCCTTTTCCCGGTTTGTATACGGGCTTGCCAGCATCCGTATTTGTCTCTGAACTATGTCGATTCCTTGGAAGGTCCCCTTACCTTTTGGTGACCACTCACTCCACTCATTATTTGGTTTCTTGTAACGGATCTCCAGCGAGTAGTCAGGCTTGGTAATTGGCAATCCCTTAGTCATCTTGAT